TAGAAAATGCTTCCAAACCAAGATGGGGCAGGCTCGCGTTAGTTTTCGCAAAATGGAAATGAGGGTAGCCAATGAAAATAAAAACTTTGCCAATAGCGCAAATTGTGCCCGCAAAGTACAATCCACGCAAAAACCTGACACCGAAAGACGCTGAATACAAAAAACTCAAGCGTTCGATAGAGAAATTCGGCTATGTCGAACCAATCATAGTCAACGAGCGCACGGGAAATGTCGTCGGCGGTCACCAGCGCTTGAAAGTGTTACAAGACATCGGTACAAAAGAGATCGAAGTGTCGGTTGTGGACTTATCAGAAGCAGAAGAAAAAGCACTTAACATCGCACTTAACAAAATTAGCGGTGAATGGGATATGCCGCTACTGAACAAATTGCTCGAGGACTTGAGTAAAAGTAATTTCGACATATCGCTAACCGGCTTCGATAAAAAAGAAACAGACGAAGCATTAGAAAAATCATTGCCATTTAGTATTGACGAACTACTTACAAGCCTTGACATCGATGCCGCAATCGAAAAGCCTCTTTGGGTAACGATACGAACGGCAGCAGAAAATCAAAGCATCCTCGAAACTCATTTGAAGGAGTTAGAGAATAAGGGGATCAGAGTGGAGCGCAGTTATGCAGTGGACAAGTAACGACAATTCCACAGAAAAAGAAAAAATTCAACTTCGCATTATGGGATTACCTAAAGAAGCGCATGTCTTAGATTTATTTTGCGGGACTGGCAAAATGTACGAAGGCGCATACAAAAACAGGGCTGCATCATACAAGGGTATTGATAACGTAAAGGTTCACGATGCGGCGATATGTCAAATAATGAACAATGTTGACTTTGTACGCAAAAACGACATTTCAAAATATAATTACTTTGACCTTGATGCATATGGTAGCCCGTGGGGATTGATGTATTTAATATTACGAAAGTTAAACACAGGCGAAATAACAATGATTGTAACTGACGGGTTAGTAATGCATCAAAAAGTAGATTCTCAAGTAACAAAATTCGTGTCGGCAACAGAAGGGGTTCCTCGGACAATGAAATTGCCCGGGATAAATAGATTCTATGTTGACATGTTCGCCACGATGCTACTAGACATAAGGAGAAGAACTGATTGGGAAACGTATGAGGCAAAATATTTCAACAACAGCAGGGGAACGGTTTATTACTGGCTTCTGAAAATGAGGAAACAAGAGGAAACAAGAGGATGAGTGAGGATATTAAAGAAAAGAGTAGACAAATTGCCCTTAATAGACTATAATAGGCTATAGCAAGTTATTAGGGAGGAAAAGAAAATGTCGATTATATATAAACCAGCAGGCAGAGCCGCAGAATACGCAGAATATGCAGCAAATCTTTACTCAGGGTGCAGCCACAAATGCAAGTATTGCTATGCACCGGCAGCACTAAGGAGAAGCAAGGAAGAATTTCATGCAACCCCAAAGCCAAGAACAAAAATCCTGGAAAGCCTGGAAGCGGATTGCAAAAAAATGAACCCGCGCTCAGTGCTCTTTAGTTTTACAACAGATCCATATCAGCCGATCGAAGAAGAATGCGGCGTAACCCGGCAAGGCATACAGATACTTAAAAAATACGGATTCGCAGTTGAGATTTTAACCAAAGGCGGCAAAAGGGCAGCAAAAGACTTTGACTTACTAGACGAAAGAGACGCATTCGCAACAACTTTAACATTTTTAAATAAAACAGATTCCCTTGAATGGGAGCCGGACGCAGCAGAGCCGCAAGAGCGCATTGAAGCTATGAAAATTGCACATGCAAGAGGAATCAAAGTATGGGCAAGCCTTGAACCGGTTATCGACCCGGAGCAAAGTCTTGAAATAATCCGACAGACGCACAGCTTTGTTGATTTGTTCAAAGTCGGGAAGTTGAATCATCATCCACTAGCGTCAACGATTAACTGGCACAGCTTCGGACACAGGGCAAAAAAATTACTCGAGGAGCTGGGCAAGAATTATTATCTCAAACACGATTTACGATTACAGATGTAAAAAACTAACCGCCGGAAAGGCGGTTTTTTATTGGAGGAAATTATGCCAGCAGGCAGAAAGCCAATCCCGACAACTCTTAAAATATTGAACGGCAACCCCGGGAAGCGCCCATTGCCGACAAATGAGCCGAAGCCGCCGCCGCTTGCGCCAAAGTGCCCGGCGTGGTTACACAAGGACGCAAAAAAAGAATGGAAGCGTGTTGCGCCACAGCTTGAACGTTTAGGCCTATTGTCTGAGCTTGATATGACGGCGCTTGCCGGATATTGCCAATCGTATGCACGATACAAAGAGGCCGAAGAATTCATCGCAAAACGAGGGACAACTTATGCGTCATGGGAACGTGACAAGAGTGGCGCTATGCAATATGACGAACGAGGACAGCCGATACTTCGCTATATGCAACAATGGCCGCAAGTATCAATCGCAAACAAAGCACTGATACAGATAAGGGCGTTCTGTTCTGAATTCGGCTTCACCCCCTCGGCAAGAGCAAGAATGAGTGTTCCGGGTGCAGACGATAACGAGGATGGCATGGCGGCATTGTTTAGCGAGGTGAACAGAAATGTACTTCGACAAGATAAAGGCTGATCGCACACTTGCCTTTTTTCGTGAACTCAAGCATACAAATGGCCAATGGCGTGGCGTGAATTTTACACTGTTACCGTGGCAAACACAAGCAATATCAGATGTATTCGGCACGGTACGAGACAACGGCTTTCGGCAATACACGACAGCATATTTGGAAATTGCCAAAAAGCAGGGCAAATCGGAGCTAGCCGCGGGGATAGGGCTATATTGTTTAACGCTAGATGGCGAATGGGGCGCTGAGGTGTATGGTTGTGCCGCAGACAGGCAGCAGGCGGCAATCGTTTTTGACGTAGCCGTAAGCATGGTTGAGCAGAATCCATTTTTGAAAAAGAACATAAAAATCATTCCTTCGATGAAGCGCATGGTATATTTGCCTACAAAATCGTTTTATCAGGTGTTATCAGCAGAAGCCTATTCGAAACATGGATTTAATGTTCATTGCGTTGTGTTTGATGAGTTACATTCTCAGCCCGACAGAGGATTATTTGACGTAATGACGCAAGGCAGCGGAGACGCAAGACAGCAACCGCTGTTTTTTCTTATCACGACAGCAGGAGACGACCCCAATAGAGCAAGCATTGGATGGGAAGTGCACAAGAAAGCAGAGGATGTATTACTCGGCTTAAAGAACGACCCGACCATGTACGCAATGATATATGGCATCGACAAAGAGAATAAGCGCATATGGACAGGTCGACAGTTTGAAACAGTCAATGAGCAATGGGATGATGTCGAAGTATGGCGCAGGGCATGGAGCAATAAAGACAACTGGGCAAAGGTTAATCCTTCACTTGGTCATACGGTCACGCTTGAAAAAGTAGAGGATCACTTTGCGCAAGTGCAAGGTAATTATGCGCTGGAGAAGAATTTCCGTTGGTTAAGATTGAATTGTTGGGAGCAGCTCAAAGCAACGTCTTGGATTGGCCTTGACTTCTGGGATCTGTGCAAAGGCAAAATCAATAAAAAAGCCTTGCAAGGACGCACATGTTACGGCGGCTTAGACTTATCAAGTAAAATCGACATGACGGCATTTGTTTTGCTGTTTCCTCCGGACGAAATCAATAAAAAGTGGATTATTCTGCCGCACTTTTGGATTCCGGAAGATAGGGTACAAGAAAGATACGAAACAGACAGGGTAAATTATCCGGAATGGGTTGACAAGGGGTTTATCCAGACAACAAAAGGGAATGTCATTGATTACGAATTCGTCAAAAAGAAGATTTTGCAATTGCGGGACGTTTACAATATCCGGGAAATAGGCTTTGACCCGTGGAACGCCATGCAAGTAGCAATAAGCCTGACAGAAGAAGGGCTTGTTATGGCAGAGGTAAGACAGGGAATGAGGTCAATGTCGCCGCCAATGAAGGAATTAGAACCGCTGATACGAGGGAAGAAGCTAATACACGATGGGGATCCCGTGTTGAGATGGAATTTCGGCAATGTTAAAACGGAAACAGACGCAAACGACAACGTCCGTCCAATCAAAGGAAAAAAGATTGAGCGGATTGACGGAATAATAGGGCTTATAAACGCTATGAACAGAGCGATGTTGCACAAAGAGGACACGGCATCGATTTATGAATCCCGTGGAGTGTTGATAGTATAGGGGTGATGGGTTTGAACGTATGGGAACGGATATTCGGCAGACGGTCATTGGAAAATCCCGCTGTGCCGATAAGCGCACAAGGAATATTGGACTCATTCGGCATAGCGCAAAGCACGGCCGGAGTGAACGTAAACGAAAAGACCGCCATGAGAAACACAGCGGTTTTTGCTTGTATTCGGATCTTATCTGAAACACCGGCATCGCTGCCGTTGATTGTTTATCACAGGCTAGACAAGGGCGGCAAAGAGAGGGCGCATAATCATCCGACTTATCCAGTACTTCACGATATGGCAAATCCGGAAATGACGGCTATGACGCTTCGTGAAACAGTGCAAGGCCATGCGGTGAGTTGGGGCAATGGCTACGCCTATATCGTCCGTGAAAATGGATGGGCTAAAGAATTGTGGCCGCTACTGCCGGATAAGACAAGGCCAATCCGGACCAATGGCGAATTATCTTATATCGTGAGTATGTCGTCAGGCGAACAGCGGATCCTTAACCCGATTGACGTGCTACACATTCCCGGCTTTGGCTATGACGGACTGCAAGGATACAATCCAATCCGCTTGGCAAGAGAAGCCATCGGCCTAAGTATGGC